TATTCTTCTCTTTTGGCCAACGCGATTGTTTACAGCATTTACCTCGTCTAATTGTAGTTGGTCTCTATGCGTTAAGAATCTAAACTTTATCTTTTTCTTACTGAATGGTAATTCGTAATCAAAGAACCCATTTTCATCTCCAATAAGTTTGAAATCTTTATACTTAATACTGTTTAGGTCTACGACGCTATTGAATTGTTTACCACTTTCTTTATCCGTGGCAATAATAGGATATTCATTTCCAAAGCCAGAAGCCCTAAGGTATAATATAATTGCCTCCCTATCGCCATCCAACATATCATTAATGTCAACTTGATTATTGAACACTTTTCTCTTTAGAAGAACATCGAATATTTTACCATCTTGATATAAATTCGGTGATACAATGATGTTCTCATCCCTAGCATCTAGGTATGCGACTGACACTTTCTTCATCTTTGAAGAATAGCACTCTCCATTTGAAGGCAACGGAATAATATCATAAACAGCATCTGGGTCATATGCATTATAGCTAGGGACATATTGCTCTACTGGTTTTACTTGTGACGTTATAGGGCCGTTATCCGCGCCTTTGCGGGCTTTAATTGCATCAATTATGCTCTTATTTCTCATCGCATTTTTCTTATAAGTGCCAGACTTCAACGCTTCAATGTCGCCGCCATATATATCGTATTTGTTTATTGTGTCGTCGATTTCATTTTGTATAAGTTTTAATTGTGCTTCAATAGCCTCATCAGAATACACCCTATTACCATTCTTATCTAGTCTAGAGCGTAATTGAATTTCAGTTTCCTTTATTGTCTTTTGATACATCTCATACTGAGCTTCTATTACTGCCAAATTTTTTCTTTTTTCCTCTTCGGTAAATCCAAGATTTTGTATAGCCGCTTTGTCTATCTTTTTAATCTTTTCATTGATGTCGTTATCCATGTCAGTGTCTCTTTTTCTTATTCTCGTTTATTTTTTGTTTCTTTTCTCCTTCTCCAATCTCCTCTTTAAGTATTTTCATTACCTTTGACGGGTTTTCGTTTATATCCTTTTCCCATATGTATATTAACTTTATACCATGAAGCGCGCACCATGTCTTTTTTACCTCATCTATTTTTCTGTCTCTACGCTGAGTACGATTTAAATTTTTATCTTCATAAACTCTAGGGTCTGCATGCCAGTATGTTCCTTGTACTTCAATAATTACATTCGCGCTTGGTATGTAAAAATCATAATATCTACCAATGCTTTCAGCCTTAAACTGATATTTGTATTCCACCCCGAGTCTTTCAAGAAACTCTAATGCAAATTTTTTCTCTAATTTTGATGTTCCAAATTCTTTATGTCGGCGTACATATTTATGCTGTTTTAATTTTGACGCCGTTTTGCCTTTAGGTATCGGTTGTTGCATATAAATTTTTGTTCTTTTAATATAAGTATTTCAAACAAAAATATATTTATCACTATTTATTCTAAAAGAATATAAGCATTTTTAACTCAGATAGCAATAGATTTCTATTTGCTCGATATTTATAATTGAAATATTTTTAGAAAAAAAATGAAAGATAATAGTTTAAAAAGGAATCTTAAGATTTGTAACGCATACGCTAGAAAGGCACCTAAAACAATCAATGAGGCTATGAATTTCGAAACTGACGACGATTTAATAGCATCAGACGAAATGGAATCTGGAGTAGAAGAGCCAGACATGGGGAAAGATATTGAAAATACTAAGGAAACTGAAATATCTGAGGACGAAAGCGTAAAAGCAAGGAAACTTATCGATAGTATAAGAAAAATGTCATTGAAAGCAATGGCGGCTCTTGCTGACACTCCACAATCCCCAGAGTATGAATCATTAAAGCGTATTTGGACTCTATGCGATAGAGCCGTAAACGAAAAGGAAGAACAAAGGGAAATTGTTAGTAAGCAAAACGGGATTTAATAAATATATCGTATAATAAATAATAGGCGGCCATTATAGGTCGTCTATTATTTTTCTGGTTGAAATATAATCGTTTTCTCCTTGTTTGTGCTTTTTGTCTAAATAATAAATTAATTTTATTCCATGTTCTTCGCACAATTGTTCTTTTATCTTATCTCGCATTAATGTTTCTTTAAATCATCCATCTCCGCCAAAAAATATAGCAAATATGAGATAAAAGTATTTTTTTTTCATAAATTTCCATTTACGCTAAAAAAAAATCAAAATATAGCTATTTATTTATAGTTGTTTTAGAATAATAAAATAAAAAGCCACAAACTATATACATATATGGATTTACTAAATAAAGCTCCGCTCGTTTATGAGCCATTAAGAACGAATAGGTTTATTGTAAGATTCCCTTCTGACTTGGGAATCCAAGAGTGGAACGTTGTAAGTTTCGCTAGACCTAACATTACTATCAATAATGAGCCTATTAACTTCATGAATGCTGAAACATACACAATAGGCTCATATAAGTGGAATGCTCTGACTCTTAAGCTAAGAGACCCAATCGGGCCTTCTTCATCACAAGCTGTTATGGAGTGGGTTCGTCTGCACGCAGAATCTGCTACTGGACGTATGGGCTATGCCGCAGGATACAAGAGAGACATCGAGGTCGAGATGACAGACCCAACAGGTGCTGTGGTCCAAAAGTGGATTTACAAAAACTGTTTGATTGCTTCTGCTGATTTCGGTCCACTAGATTATAAAGGAGGAGCTGTGGCTGAAATTACAATTTCAATTCAAATGGACCTTGCGATACTCGCGTATTAACCTGATAATCAATAAGTTGCGAAATTTATTAATCATAATTAATGAAAAAAGTGAGCAAAATGCTCACTTTTTTCATTTTTGTTTAAGTGCTTCTCAATAAATGTTTTTTTTTGAAGAATATATCGATAAAAAAAGGTAGCAGTGCTACCTTTTGATTAATTAGTCATCTGAAAACTGAACGCTCTCAGGATATACTGTGAAGCTAATTGTAATGTACTCAAGAGCAGGAGTAGGCTTGATAAGTATCTTCGCTGGAAGAACATGCTGGTCTCTTGTCTCTTCGGTAACTTCGGTTTTAAGCTTGTAATCGTATATACCCCTATTTGTCTTAACGTTTGACAAGATTGGTTCTACTAAGCTCCTGAATTGCTTCTCTAGAGAATCATCGTATTGCTCGAATATCAAATCTTTAGAAGCCGACTTGACAAGTTTCTTAACCCTAAGCATTAACCTTCTTACGTTTACTCTATTAAGAGGAGATTCTACGCTGTAGATTGTCTTGTTACCCCAAACTAAAACGCCGTCGGCCGCAAATGTCTTAATTGGGTTAATTAGACCGTTATACAATGTATCTTCGTCAGAAAGTTTTGTCTTTATGCAAGTCTTTCTACATTCTACAATGCCTCTTTGAGTACCAGCAGGCGAGAACCACGGGAACTTATCGTTATCGGTTTGTGCCATATTTCTTACTACGTCCTTAGTAGGCGGTAGGTCGATATATTTCTTCTCATCTTGGTCATAAACGTTAACCCATGGGAAGTATGTTGCTGCATAAGATGTGTTGATTCCAGTAGCCTCTAGCATATCTGCAACATCGCTTGCGTCTAATATGTTTCCGTAATCATCAAACTGAGGAGTCGTTGGTATATACAATGCATCTCCTCCGCGCCCATCGTCCTGGTCTTGAATCATGTCGATTACATCTTCAACTAGAAGTGTGTTTCTCATCCAGTCAATACCTGGTGTAGCAAATATATTAATATCAACATCTTCTGGGTTTGCAAACTGATTGTAGGCACCAAGATATGCATAATAGTCAGATGTAATGGCCTTTGGTGGTAGGTCGAGATTTAACATTGGGTCTAACTCAAACGTTCCAGCACCGATTCTCTTAAATGGGCAGTCTGGAGATTCTGTTATTTGATACTTTGTGCTTGAGAATTCGTCTGTATTACTTCTTATTGCTCTATAGATGTCCCATCCATCAAATCCGCCATAAGGATATACAGTGAACTTTCTAGTATTTATATCGGCATATAGAGTGTCTTTAATGTAATTACCTGGTATTAATCTAGGAATACTAGGATATATGTCTTCTTGTATCGGATTAACTGTTGAGAACGTAAATCCTGATACACCATCAACAAGAATTGTAGACGCGCTTAATGTACTTCCAGAAGCCATTCTTACTGATTCTGACAATATAGAATCCATATGGAAGCCGTTTGTTAATTTCTCTGGCTTTGCGTCACCAGTCGTATCACTATAAGACATAACTCCTTTGTAGTTAAGGATATCCTCATCGATTATTTCGCTAGTCAATCCAAAGTATTGTCTCTTGGCTTTAATGTCAGTATTTAATACGTCAGCGTACTCAATCTTAATCTTCTTATCACACCCATATTGTGGCATTGGATATCCCAAGAATCCAGCTGGTATGCTTCCTGTGATATCTTCCTCGTCATTTAGTCTAACGGTGATAAACTTAGACTTAATTTCATAAGAACCATCATATGTACCAATTTTTAATCCAATGAACGATGAGCTTCCTTCTTCTAGAGAACATCCTACAAACTTTTCTAAAACAATAGGGGCTTCATCAATATCATTAAAGTCTCTTACTATAACATCAAATGTACCAGTTTGAGGATTGATATTTTGGATTGAAATCTTAACTTGGTAGTTAGATGCGTTACCGTCAGAAATTGTATAGAATTTAAACAACTTCTTCATTGAAATAGACTCCTCCGAAGCTGCTTGAACCTCTGAAACAATCCAAGGAGTCTCTGCGCATCTAAACGGTTCCTTATAATCCCCACCAATATAATGCTTTTTGTTTGAATTGTCTACATACATATCTAGCCATGCGTGGCTACCTAGTTCAACACGAGAGCCAACAGCAGAATCTTGGATTAGCTTATTATATGCATAGTCGTAAACGGCTTCAACAAACACTGGAGCATTCCCTACTAGCGGACTATTACTGAACACTTTGTAGATATAATCTTTATCATATGGATTCAATGAAACATTATAGCTAACTGTCTTTTCAACGTCATCTGTTATATCTTCAAAAGAATCAATATGCAAAGGTCTTCCATCAACCCCTAATACTGCATCAGAATTTATACAATTAACATCAAAATCTTCATCATCAGTTGTGATAATCATTTGTCTTGCCTCAGATGCTACATTCTTTGTGTATGTAACCTTGATTGCAAACTTACTTGTAAACTCACGAGTCTCTCCGTCTTCTTGGTATGTGATAATTTTTACACCATTATCTTCTGTTACAGTACCAGATAGCGGGAATGTAACTGAACTTGATGAGATTATACTACAATCTGGCCCATATGTCGTACCAGTATAT